AACGGTCGATATTTGACTTTTTTGCTGTTACTAGGAAGAGTCAGTGTGTATGATGGCATCTCTGACGAGAGAAGTTCTTTTAGTTTTGACATTGTATAGAGTCTCCTTTATTCATTGTATTTATATCAAATCCGGTAGCCACGGGGCGCGTTGTTGTCCTGATCCTGAATCAGACCGAGAAGAATTTTCGACTAATTTATATTCTCGGAATGCGAATGAAACATTTTGTTTGATGTAGTTATTATTCATTTCATATCCTAGTTGAATTGGACTAATTGTTTTTGGGTAGGCTTCGGTTACTTCTAATGCAAATCCTATCTTTTCTCCTCCTCCTCCTTGACCCGATGCAGGTATTTCTGATAATCCTCCACCAGCAAACATAATTGGTGCCTGTCCGGGTAAGGGAGAATTTCCTGCACCACCAGAACCAGAAGAACTAACAGAACTGGTAGTAGGATTTTCAAGTTCGATTATTATGCTTCCGGTATACTTATGGTATTCTTGATTTAGTAGATTTGATTCTTTATCAATAATCCAATCCATCCATTCTTCGAAATATTTTCTCCATTCTTTAGTCAACAAAAGGGTCATTTCTAAATCCCCAGAAAACAATCTCTCATACGGAATATCTCTTTGTGGTCCCCACATTCTTCTTTGAAGGGTTGATAGACTTCTTCCGGGTAAAGTAATATTTTCGGCTAATACATTTAGGGGTTGTGTCCAATTTATTGTAACATTATAATGAGATGGTCTAAGAAGACCAGATTCGACTTCGTGAATAATATCGTTGATGCTTGACATGTTTGGTATATTCCTCTCTCTTATATATGATAAAATACTAGATTTAGGGGAATATATTCTTCTCTGTGAGGATTAGAAATTTCCAGTCTTTTTGTTCACAGTATTTTTCTGCTGCTTCCCATTTAGACTTATTGATTTCATATCTCATACATTCGTTGATGTAGTTTTTGCTTTTTCGTTTTGGCTTTTTGGGTGGTTTTGTTTGCTTTTCTGGTTTTACTTCAATTATAGAGATACTAATTTTATCATTCTCGCCTCGTTTTTCTACTATGAAGTCAGGATAGTATTTGTGCCATTTTCTATCTATAGGAGAATAGTATGGAATAGAAAGTTCTTCGCTTCCCCACCGAATGATGTTTTTATTATGATCAAGATATTTACAAACTCGTCTTTCCCATAAGGAACGACAAATTATGTTGTTGGGGTTTCCGATATATTTTGATCGGTTTATGGGGGTGTATTTTGATTTGTATGCCATTGTTTCGTATATATATTTATAGATTCAGGAGTAATTTGTTCAATGCCTAAGCCTAAAGAATTACGATTTCCCCAAACAGACAGAGCCGAAGTATCTCATTGGTTGGAAATACAGGCTCACGAATCACAGCACAACCTTGAAATAGATAGTGAATTGAATTTTGGTGAAACGATTGGGGAACCTATTTATATAGTTGCTCCAAATAGCATAGTTGAAAATAATACCCACCAATACACCACTCAAGGGTTTGCACTTAGTGGTGCAGGGCATGATTTTATAAAAGGTCAGGGGAACTGGAAGGAGTTGGGGAAGGATGCAATTATGTCTCTCGTGGGTGGTGTGTCGGAGAAGTTAGGCGCAGAGATAAGTATGGCTACCAGAGAAGTAGCAAATCCAAGAGAAGAAGAAATATATAAATCTCCGGCTTTTAGGAGTTTTACTTTTCATTGGGAATTGACTCCCCTTTCTAATGCTGACGCATCTTCGTTGGAAGAGATATATAGAACATTACGAAAATATTCATATCCAACTCTAGGATCTGCGACTAACCCAAATGGTACAAGTATAAGAATGAAAATGCCGCATGAATTTAGACTGGCTCATGTTTTTGATGACGGAATGGGTAGTGTTTCAGAAAATAAAGCATTCGGAAGTTATGGAAAATGTGTAATCAAAAATATTGCCCTGAACTACACCGGAGCAGGAATAGCACAAAATTGGTGGGGAGCAGAAGGTGCGCCACCGTTCCTAAATCTAGACATCAATTTTGCAGAGACAACACTCAAACACCAAGAAAGTCCTTCTATAAAAGATTAGTGAGATCATATCAATGTATTTCAAGATATTTCCTCAAACAAAATATGACTTCAATGCAATCGGAACAAAAGATTTAGACATTCTGGATATTTTGTTTAGGGTTCGTTTTCTCTTTGATGATATATTTACAAGTAGATCGTATACAACATATACCGTAAAGCACGGCGATACAGCGGATATCATCGCTCACAAATATTACGGTTCTTCTGAGTGGTGGTGGCTTGTCTTATTATACAACGATATCGTCAACCCATTCAATGAATTGCCAAGAATAGGGTTTGATTATAGAAGTATTCCAGGCGCACATCCTAGTCCCAATCCAATCATTTATATTCAAAAAGAAGGCGGAGACACACAATCTGATTTCAGACAAGGAGATGTTGTTGTAAAGATTCGAAATGAGGATGCTGGTAAAATTGATGTTGGTAATGCTTGGAGAACTTGGAATCAACCTCAGGCTTTGCAGCCATCAAATTCTGATTTTGCGGCAGCAAAGATCATGAGATGGAATGATACTCTTAGAGAAGCAACACTAACAGATGTATCGGGAAATAGTTTTTATACTGGTGATACTGTTGGTGTTCTTTCAAAGAATGATAAAGAACCAACAAGATTGGCTTATTGGGGAACAGTATTGTTATCACTGCCGGATAACTCGGAAGCAATTAGTCATTTCATAGAAAATGCTAGTGGCAGAGAAGTACATCCCCATTACAGTATTCAGGAACGAACCGTAAAACCAAGTGGTCCTTTATATAATAAGTTTGACCCAGCAAATACTACAAATAATATTTCTGGAACATTACTAAATGATATTTTAGGAGGGAGCGGAAGTAGTGGTAGTACCTATTCAAATCAATTTTCTGCTGTTACAAATGAAGAAATTTATGAGAAAAAGACTTTTGATGATAAGGCAAGATCTCGAATAAAACTGTTAGATGACACATACAAATTTGAAGCATACAACCTGATGAGAAAATTGTTGAGTGATAGGAATTTGACCTATGCAACATTTTCAACAAGATCATCCAGAGTAAGAAAATCTCCTTTCTCTGGTCCATCAACACCATCATCGAACACCAACATAACAAAATCGTCTAATATCTAAAAATAGGAACGCTTTATTATGGTATCACCTACTTTACCAGATTACCCTGCACAGATTGAGATTTATAATATGAATCTACACGGTATGCGTGGTGAAGATGGTTCTATTGATTTGTTGAAATCTAATTCGTTTTCTGGAAATTCGGAATTGGTTCTTTATGAAAATATGTTTGATGGTCCGTTGACCGGAAAGGTAATAATTCAAGATAGATATAATCTTGGTGCTAGATTGCCGCTGGTGGGAGAAGAGTGGATTGAATTAGATTTACGGGTTCCGGGTCAAGACGAAACAATTCTACGAGTCCCCCCCCTTTATGTTTATTCTGCAATAGAGTGGCATGATAATGATGGTCTTACTACTATTGGGGGTTGGGAACTTTCGTTTAGTACTTATGGTAATGTAGCAGGCAAATGGAATACGAAACATCTGAGAGAAGAATTTATTGGACCAATAAATGAGTTGGTAGAGAAAATATTTGAAGGTGCTTGGGAATTTTCTGCTGGTATCGGAGAAGGTGAAGAATATCAACCAGAAATAGAAGAGACTTCTAATAAGGTATGGTATCGTCCTCAATATAATGAATATTCTAGACTTAGAAAAGACGGACCACAGAAAAATGTTGTGTTGATGAATCAACTTGCAGAAAATGCTGTTCATAAAGAGAATCAAAATGCAGCCAACTTTTTCTTCTGGCAAGACATTTATGGGTGGAAGTTCAAGTCTATTGAAACTCTTCTAGAACAAGAACCGAAAAAGATTTATTGCGATAGTGTTTCATTAGATTCTGCTAATTCTGCTGGTGGAGAATGTTCAAAGATAAACAACATAATACACAACATTACTCCCATTATGGTAGCAAACCAAATGGATCTTGCTCAGAGTGGAGCATATGCTTCTACATTCAATTATTATCGTCCAAGAATCAATGTTGAAGAAAATCCTTATTGGATGATTTCTGGTGTCGATAGTTTCTATTACAAAACTAATTGTCAATTCAAAGACAGATTTCCTGCTGCTATATACGGATTCCAATCAACACAAGATCCCTTTCATAGATGGCATTATGCATTCGCAGAAGTATACCTTGAATATGATTATGGTTCACATACACCTTTGTTCAAAATCAAACCACTTGATCAAAATCCCATTCGTTCTAGTATAGAATTCACAGAAGATGGACCTTCTGATAGGGGGGATCATTTCTTTGAGCCAGCACACAACACAATGGAAATGGGAAATGATAATGAAGAGAAAATAGGAAGAAGAGGATGGGAAGCCCCCGGAATGAGGATAGATACTAAAATGTGGGAAGAAAGTTGTTTCAAGATTCAGCCAATTCGAGGATCTGATCCACATCTAAGCAGCACACCACCAAACGACACAAGGGGTCCTATGGTTTCAGAAGATTGGTCTGATGGTGATGATGTTATATATAAGTTTCCTGTTGTTGATATGAAAATATACAAAGATGTTGAGGGTAAACCACACTACTTCTTTACTGCTGCTAATGCGGCAGATGGTGAATGTAATCCCGAAGATGCAGACGGCGACTGTTGATGGGGAGTTTATAGTATGAGGAAAAAATGTTGTTGTGATAAGAAGGGTGGGTGTTGTTTTGATGATGAAACTTGTGAAGATCTAACTCAGGATAAATGCGAAGAACAGGGTGGAGAATATCAAGGCGATGATATTTTTTGTGATGATCCTTCCGTAGATTGTACGATTCCTCGCGGTGCATGTTGTCTTTTTGATGAAAGTTGTGTTGACAACTTGACGGAAGAAGAATGTGTAGTTGATAATACCGGAGAATGGCAGGGTGAAGATTCTGTTTGTACAGAAGATCTTTGTGTTATTCCCAGAGGAGCATGTTGTTTCCCTGATGGAAGTTGTGTTTCTCCAATGCTAGAAGAGGATTGTGTTTTGGGTGGCGGTGATTATCAAGGAGATGGTTCAGAATGTTTTGATGGATTATGTCCTGAACCCACACCCTGCGAAGATCATGAAGATTGTCAAGAAGGAGAATGTTGTGTTGATGGGGAATGTAAATGGTTCAATAGCGATTGTGAATTGGGTGCATGTTGCCGGTGGGATGGTTTTTGTGGAGGACAAAGGACAGAAGAAGAATGTAATGCATTAGGGGGATATACTTGGCAAGGAGTAGGGACAACTTGCGTTTCAGTAGATTGTCCGTATTTAGATTGCTTGGTGGATGATGATTGTCCTCCCGGTAGGTGTTGCGAGGACGGTGTTTGTGATTGGTGTCCGGGTCCGTGTGGTGGGACTCATCCGTCTTGTGAAGAAGATGGACCATCGTGGCAATGCCCCACTTGGGCTCCTTGTTGTGTTGATGGTTGTTGTGTCGAGGCAACTTTCCCGGATGGACCTCCCGGTCATCAATGTGAGCCTTGTTCTAATTGGTGTTTTTCGGATGAAACCCATACAAGGCATTGTTGTGAGGATCCTGAGGGGGGGGATGATTATTGTTCCAGTCAGGGAATTTGTTGTACGGTGTGGTGCTGGGAAGGGGCGGGTCAGGATGGAGGAAATCTATTAATTTATGGGTGTGACGCTGGACTAAACGCAGGGGATTGTGTTAGTGATTCTTGGAATACAAAAACATTCCATCTGTGTTGTCCATATTCTTTTGATTCTTCTTGTGGTTTTTGTGGTGGTTGTCAAAATCTTTGCCATTCAGATTTTCCTTGGGATTGCGTTGAGGAGGGGAATTGTGGTGAGTATGTGACTGTTGATGGTGGATGTTAGATACATACTAAAGAGGAAATTATAAGTGGCAACAGATCCAAAATATAACTGCGTTAGACCCGATTGTTTGTATGAATCAAAATCGTTTGATTATTATCGGGGATCAGTAAATCCAGAACAATCCTTTGTTCTGGAAGGTGTCACTTATGATTATTTTGAAGATTATGAAAGTTGGAATCATGTAGAACGAGTTCCATTCTATCCTTTGGGCATTGGTCCGGGAAATGCTATTCCTGCCGTTTCTTCTCTAAACAAAGTGTTTGGTGGGTATGGTTATAATTATTCTAGTCATATTGGAGCAGGAAATCCTCTCTATACTTGGTATAGTCATACTGATCTAGACATAGAAATAATGAAGAAAATCAAGGATGAAATTCGTGGTCCTATTATTGAGAAAGTGAAGGAAGCAAAAGCAACAGAAGACAAGTATAAAGAATGGGTGGTTTATAAAAGATTACTTGAGTCTGGTACAGAAGTTGTTGCACCAGAAGGAGAGGAAGTTACTTGTTCGGATGTAAAAGAAAAGATAAATGCTATTCCTTTGGAATGTGAATTGATAAAAGAAGTATTAGGTGAAGAATGGTCTGGTTGTGATCTCAATAATTATTGGTGGTATGGTTGGTTGCCTACTGGATGGTTGGAAAAAGATTTTGGACCAAACAACGATAGAGTTCCTTATGGTGCAACATCTGGTGATGTTCCTTCTCCATATATGCAACATTCTGCTGCAACTCCACCATATCAATCGGTGATAGGTGCATATGAATGTCCTGTTATTGAAGTTGATGAAGAAACAGGAGAGATAGAAGCAACCCCTCACGATCCTTGGAATGGTGCTTTTGGAAATTTCTCATCTGATCCTTGTGGGTGTATCAATGAAGAAGATATAGAAAACATCAAGAAACCGGATTATATAGAGAAGTGTCAATTCCCCAAAGCAGGAGAAAGATATCCAGAGTATCTTGAATATGTTAGAAGTATTGATGCACGATATTGGAACACCCCACTAAAAACACCACTACTCAGAAAAGCACAAATCGAACTTATAAAAGCACAAAGGCTTCAAATAACGGCAGCAGTTGATTTGACTGTTAGAGTTGGGGATGTTGTCAATTTAGCATTGTCCCCATCCATCGCAACAGATTTACCAGATGATGACCAACCAGAAGAAAGTCTATTGAACGGAAAATGGTTAGTTGTTGCAATCAAACATTCAATAACACCTACGCCTGCCGCAAAAATGAAAGTAACTCTTATGAGAGATAGTCATAGCAAAGAACCAATAACAGATGGTGTAGTTTTGCCATAACGATTCAGGCTATTTATTCTAATTGTTGAACAAAATTTCATACATAAGAATAAGGAATAACTATAAATGGGTTCATATGGGTCGGGATATACAGGAACAGAAAGTCCTATTTCTTCTTTTGCTGGGTTAGAAGAAAGAGGCTATGCTTATTCTGACTTAGATTTGGTTTTTCTTCCTAGTCCTCTTTACACATCTGAGGGATTAGCAGGTGATGTTGTTCGGAAATTTGATGAAGAAGCCATAAAACAATCTGTAAAAAATATAGTCATGACGAATCATTATGAAAGACCATTCAAGCCCCTTATGGGATGTAATGTTAGAAATACACTTTTTGAAAATTTTGATGGTTGGGCAAAGTATGAACTAACGAAACGAATAAAAGAACAACTTGAAAAATGGGAACCCAGAGCAACAGTTGAAGAAGTCATCATCGAAGAAAATCCAGATTACCACGAACTAAATATAGAGATAGATTTTAGAATAAATCCAATAAGAGGTGCATCAGAAAATGTTACAGTCAAAATACAAGTGGAGAGGGTAAGATAATGGCGTATGTCAAAGGAGCAACCACAGATTCTCCGGTTATTGTTCTTGGAGATTTAGACTTCAATGATCTGAAATCTTCATTGAGGGACTATCTTCAGAATTCTAATGTCTTTACTGATTATGATTTCGAAGGATCTGCACTTGCTACATTATTAGATCTTCTTGCATATAACAGTACTTTCTATTCATACTATGCAAATATGATCGCTAATGAGTCTTTTCTTGATACAGCATTGAGAAGAGATTCTATTGGTTCTTTGGTAAAACCACTTTCTTATGTGCCAACATCACGAAGGGGTGCAAGAGCAGAAATCAAAGTAACCAGTTCTACAGATAAAACTCTAAGATACGGAGATCCTTTCTTTGGTGGTGGATTGAATTGGACTCCAGTACAAACCTATAAGGTCAACGGTACAAGAAGAATAGAAATTATTCAGGGAAATAGAGTAGAGAGTTATCCAAATCCATCTATTGTTGACCACGGAATATCACATCAACGATTCAAAATACCCCATACTGAAATTGACACAACTACGGTGAAAGTTGAAGTCAATGAAGGAAATGGTTGGAATGTTTGGAAAAATGTAAATGATGTTGAGGATAATGTTGCCGGTGTTACCGCTGGTGGTAAAGTATTTTTCTTGACTTCATCATATGATAGTGGATATGAAATTTACTTTGGTGATAATATTGTAGGAAAAGCCCCTGTTCACAATTCAGAAGTAAAATTTGATTATGTAATAAGTGCTGGTGAAGAAGGAAACGGCGTTACATCATTTACTACTGGCGTAAATGGGATAATTGTAGATTCAACTGTTACAGCATCAGTTGGGGGTTCTGATCCAGAAACAGTAGAGTCTATTCGAAAATATGCACCAACATTTTTCCAAACACAAGGAAGAGCCGTAACAAGAAGAGATTACGAGAGTCTGTTGAGGCAGGACAACAAAGGAATTATTGCAAAGGTTTGGGGAGGAGAGGATAACGATCCCCCCCAATATGGACGGGTATTTATTACTGCAATTGGAGATGATGGTTCTTTGTTGACCGATAAACAAAAAGAGGACATTATCACTTTTGCAAGGAACAAGGCTGTTGTTTCTATTTTACCAGAATTTGTTGATCCAAATACTATACAAGTTGTTTTAGATGGACCAGTTTGGTACAATCTAGATGAAACAACAAGTTCTGTTGCAGAATTGGAAGATAAAGTTATTTCCTTTATTGATAATTTCCCTCTAAGTACTTTTGATGAGTTCTTTCACTTTGCCACATTTGCTGGTGATGTTTTACAATTAGATTCAGGAATCGTAAGTGAAAGTCTTATTGTTTATCTACGAAAAGCAGTATCGGCATCTACAAGTTCTCCTGTAGAGAGTTTGAGTATTCGTTTTGGTAATCCGATTGCATATTCTGGTGGAATTCCCGGAGATATTCTTACCAGTAATGAATTTATGGCATTAGTTGATGGAGTAGAAACTTTTGGTTATTTGGAAAATGGTGGTAGCGGAATAATTCGACACAGAGGAACTAACGGGGCATTGATAAATGATAATGCTGGTTCAATCAATATAGATACTGGTTCTGTTCAAATTGATGGTGTTACTTTTGTCAGCAATTTCTATATTCAAGTGTTGCCAAGAGAGAAGAATGTTACTTCTAAGATCGGACTTATTCTAACTCTAATAAATGATTCCGTCGAACTTGTATCGGTGATCTAAGGGTAATTCTATATGACCATATCTGGTGTACTAGGAGCAACAACAAGTGGACCAACTGGTTCGGTATATGATCAAGTATGGGATCATATTACCGGATTAGATTTTGGTAACACATGTGAAACTAACTTCAACTTTTTTGTGAAGGATAGATCTCCTAGTTGGATAATGGAAACTAATCCAAAATTTATCAAATTTATAGAGATGTTTTTTGAGTGGTTGGGGTGTAATAATGATTCTGCTATTTTAGAATATATGAAAGATGTTGATGTTACTCCTGATGCATTTATCAAACTATTCAAAGAAGTTTTTGCTTTCGGATTTCCAGATCAAACTATAAAAACTTGGAGAGGAGATGATCATTCTGTATTTGTTGACACAGATGATCCAGATAACACAAGATCTCAAATACTGGTAGACTTCCTAAATCCTTCTGAATCTAATGTTGATGTTAGAAATTTTCTTCGTTATGTGAAGACTCTTTATCAAATGAAAAGTATTGAAGAAGCATATGATTTCTTCTTTAGAACATTCTATGATGGTTGGGTAAATATCTCTTATCCAAAGACTCGAATGATGAGGTGTTCAGAAGCACCGTTTCGTGGACCATCAGCAGGAACAACTGGCGCACCTTGCCATCATTGGGGTCAGACATATGATGTAGGGGTTCCAACTGGTCCGTGTTGGTGTTGGGATGGGGATCCGTTTTCGCATTGTCGGAATCCGGGTGGAAGAACAGCAGGAACACCAGAAGATGAATGTGATTGTCCAGAGCATTGTGCGCCTGGTAGCCCTTGTGGTGTGTATTATGATGATGAGTTTGGAACTATTAGCGGACTCAGTAAAATACAAGATAGTAGAGTATGGCAAGATTATTCATATTTGATTGATTCAAACATTCCGTGGTCAGTTTACTGGGAATATGTCAAACCATTACTTCATCCTGCTGGTTTGTGGGCTGCTGGTAATTATACAATATGGGATGAATTCCCACAACCCGGAACAACAGGAGAGGTTTTTGAAGTTGAGACTCCAATCATAGGATTCTATACTCCGTATACATTTTCAACAACTGAAAATCTTCGAAGTAATAGTCAAAGTGTGGATCTATATCCTTGTGGGTGGAATCCTTATCCCAGAACAAACAAGGCTGGCGGATATACTGCAACTTCTGGTCATCTTGAAGATAGTATGAATTTATGGCATAGAGAAGAAGATGGATTGACCGCACATGATGAGTGGAACACTCCGTTAGGACTAACTGGATATACTGGTGGAACGGCAGCAGAACATTTGAATGTTACGATGTTCCGAATATTCAATCATCCGAATTCGTGGTCAAATGAAGTTAGTTCTGGAGTACTTTTCAAAAATATACAACTAGGAGAATTTTTGTACTTATCTCCTATAAATACAGTAACCGGATCGCCTAATGATGCTGGTGGTAGCACAGCGGATTGTGGCTTCTAAAAATAGGAAACTAATATGGCAACAAGTGGACTAAACCGAGAAGCATACAGAGCATTTGCAGAAGCATTTACCGATATGTTTGCAGATACTACTTATGCGTTGATTCTTGGCAATAAAGAAATCAGTAGTTATAGTAAGGTTCCTGCTAGTGGTTCTCTTGCTTCTTCTTATAATGCATTTTTTGGTGATGTGGGAGTACTGTTCCCAGCGTTTGCTAAACCAATGCCAGTAACTAAATGGATTCCTTGGCAAAAGAAAGTATTCATCACATGGGATGCTTATGTCAATCAACAAGATCATGATTTTTATTGCGAAAATAGTAATAAAGTTTACCTTTGTTTGAATAATGGTAATGGAGCAATTTCTGGTGTTCCTCCAACAGGAACATCTCCATATCCCGTCACAACAGAAGATGGTTATGAGTGGCAATATTTGTATTCAATTTCTGGAACTATGAATCAGTATATTCGGAAGTTGGGAGATAAAAAATGGATGCCTGTTCCAAGGAACCTAACTCAAGAAGAATATAATAAACTTGCGCCTACTAATCCTGCATTCCTGAAAAAAGAAGTTGAAGATAAAAGTTTGCGTGGCGCACTTATTCGTTTCCATATTGGACACCAAGAAATGAAAAATGTTAGATGGGATTCTAGAGTAGATGTAGATATTATAGAAAAACCTAGCAATTCTGCAACATGGAATATGCAATGGGAATATGAAAGTTCCCCAGCAGATCCTAATAAAAGAGGATATCGACTTGTTGATATTGGTGTAGAAGGAAAAGGTTCTGAATATCCTATGAGTACTACTCTGACTATTGGAGCGGAACCTACAACCAATTCTCAAAATATAACAGGAAATGATTCAAATCATATTGTTGGAAAATCAACCAACCGTGCTGGTGAAAAAGGTCCATTCATATATGCAGTAGTTTCTCCCCCTGACGGATTCCGTGATGCTGTTTCTTTGTTGTATGCAAATCAAGTAATGCTCATAATGGTTATTGATCCTGTTTCTTTGAGACAATATACAAATTCTACAAGTTGGAATACTGCTGCTGTTGTAAAAAATCCCTTGTATAAAGGGAAACCAATACAAAAAAGTTTTTCTGCGGGTGAAAAAACTGTACAACCAACTTATTTTTCTGCGGCTACC